TCCGGTCACGGGATAGACGAACTCACACTCGAAGATCCCGTTCCGCTCCTCTTCCACCGTGCAGCTGATGCACTCCGCGAGCCGCCCGACTCCGTTCGATGTGAAGTTTTTCTCCGTAGGCCAGTAAAGAATAGGTATCATACGCGCCACCATCTCGGCGTCACGCCGATGCTCGTGATCGTGCTGTCAAGTGTCACGGTATTGACTCCGGGCTTCAGGACCGGGAAGTCGTTCCCGCTAAAGGTAACGAAGCTGTTGAGGGACATGTCTTCGTCGTAGCAGTCCATGAGGTCGCAGTCGATATACACATCGCTGACCTCGCTGCTGATCTCGATCTCCTGCGTCCCGATCGTGATCGTGCCGTTGCCGACTACATGCAGAAGAGGCCGCGACGCGAAGGCCGTCGGGTTCGTGATCGTGAAGCCGGATGTGTATTCCGTCTCTACCTCGCCAGAAGTGAGATAGCGCTGCGGCTTTGCCATAAACGAGATATCGAAGCTCGCAGCGTCGAGCTTGCTCGTCATATCTACATCGAGATCTCCCGGGAAGTAGGCGAGCCGGTACTCATCCGGGTGGTAGGTATCCGTCAGCCGCGCGTATCCCTGCGTGCCGAGCAGGACGCCCTTGATCGCCGCGAGGTTTGTCCGGAGGTTCGAGTATATGAACGCCGGATATGTCACCTCGACATTATTGAACCGGTTATTGAGGCCCAAGAGGTCGCCATCACGGCCCGGAACCTCAACCGGCTCATAGCTACGGCCCGGAGCATCGAAGGACTCCGAGCCACTGATATACACGCCATAGTCACGGGAGTCGTGACCGTCGAATATAAAGTAATTACGCATAGACCGCTCCCTTCTTCAGCTGATCGCGAGCGAGCACCTTGCTGACTTCGTTCGCGATCTGGCGGGCATCCTGTCCGGGCTGAGCGTAGACGTTTATGTTGATGCCGCTGCTGCCGGATGCTGCAGCAATGTCGCGCATGAGCTGGTCCCTGCCGTATACGATCTCGCCGCTGCCGCCGCCGTCTCCGAAGCCTCGCATGACCGTCGGCTGCGTGAAGAGGTACGGCTGATCGTAAGCCTTTTTATACCAGGTCACGGAGATCTTCGGGATCTTCACGACGCCGCCGATGTCCTGCCACTCCCAGGAAAAGTGCGGGAGCTTTATGTGCGGGAAGCTCCAGGAGAAGTTGAAGATTCCCCTGATGCGCTGCACGACGCCGGAGACATAGCTCCGGATCGACTCGAATTTGCTCGTGAACCATCCGACGATTGACGACAGCCGCCCGTTGGTAAGCGAGTCGATCGTGTTGAACATGCCCGTCCACATCGACCTGATGCCGGAGGTAAGTCCTGCCACGATGCCGCGGATCCCGCCGCCGGCGTTGTTAAAGGCCGCCTGTGCTGCCGACCACGAGGACGTGACCGTGTTCCTGACGCCGGTCATCGCTGTCGTGACCGTGTTCCTAACGGTATTGAACGCTGTCGAGACTGTGTTCTTCACACCCTGCACCGCGTTCGACACGCTGGTCTTGATGTTGTTCCACTTCTCGGTGACGTTCTTCTTCACGTTATCGACCGCTTCGGTGACGCCCTTCTTGACGTTCTCCCAAGCTTCGACGATGCGCTGCTTAACATCCTCCGCCCACTGGCAAATGGTATCCCAGTTCTGATACAAAGCGACGCCGATCGCGATAGCCGCCGCGATGGCTGCTATCACAAGCCCGACCGGCGACATGAGCATCCCGATCCCGGAGATCAGCGAACCGATCCCGGAGACGATCGAGCCGACCACCGCGATGATCGGGCCGACCGCTGCGGCGATCATTGCCGCCTTGACGATTGCGTCCTGCGTTTCGGGAGAGAGTGCTTCCCATCGCTCTTTTAGTGTCTTCACGACTTCGCCGACCTTCTCAAGGATCGGCTGAAGGACGGAGCCGAGCGTTGCGCCGAGTTCTGCGCCCGTGAGCTTGAGCTCGTTCAGCGTTGTCTGCCAGGAGTCGATTGGATCCAGCGTAGCATTGAACGTGTCGGACACGGATCCGGCTGTGATGTCTGCCGCCTTGCCGAGGTTCGTGAAGTCGACCGTGCCATTTTTGACAGCCTCGTAGATCGTCGCGCCGGATTTTCCGAAGAGCTCATACGCAGCCGTGAGGCCGTCCGTCTCTTCCGTGCCGTTCGCGATGGAGCTCTGCAGCTCTGCAAGCGCCTGGTTGAGTGGCTTCCCGTCTGCCGTCGCGTTCTTCAGCGCTTTGCCGAGACCGCCGAGGACTGCCGAAGACTCCGCGCCGGACATCTCCAGATCGCCCATGAACTCGGTCGCCTGGAAGATGTTCAGACCCATCTCGTCGAAGGCCGCCGCGTTCGATACAAGCCCGGAGGCAAGCGCATCGACCGATACGCCGGTACGCTGTCCGGTCGCGTTCATCGCATCGAGCAGTCTGCCCGCGTTCTCAGCGCCGAGACCGAAGGCCGCGAGGGCTTTCTGTGTGCTGTCGACCGCGCTCGTGACGTCTGTCTCGTTTAAGCTTGCGAACTGGATGAACTGCGTGCTCAGCGCTTCCAGTTCGTCGCCAGTCACGCCGAAGCGGGTGTTCACCTCGCCGATCGCGTTGCCGGCAGTCGCGAAGTCGGTCGGGATCGTCGTCGCGATCGATTCCATGATGGCGCCCATCTCGTCGGCTGCCGCTCCTGTCGCGCCGGTCTTCTTGATGATCGTGTCGAGACCTTCGTCTACCTCACTGAACGCAGCAAGCGATGCCCCGCCGACTGCTGCGAGCGGTGCCGTGACGTTCTTCGTCATCCCTTCGCCGAAGTTCTTGATACCGTCGCCAACAGAGGATACCTTTTCCCCGACCTCCTTGACCGCTTCGCCCGCCGCTTCAAACTGCTGCTTGGCGACAGAGCCGAAGCTCTTCGCCTCGTCCTGGAGCCGCTTCAGCTCGTTCTCGTCCTCGATGATCTGACGCTGGAGCGTCTGCATCTGCGCGGTGACTTCCGGCGTCTGATCCTGAGAGGCGAGCTGCGCGAGCGCTTCCTTCTCCGTGTCGAGCTTGGTCTTGGTGTCCTCGATCGCCGTCTTGAGGAGCTGCTGCTTCTGCCGGAGGAGATCGGTGTTCCCTGGATTGAACTTGAGGAGCTTATCGACATCCCGGAGGGCTGTCTGTGTTGCCCTGAGGTCTTTATTGACGCCGGAGAGGGCTGACGATAGCTTACTTGTATCGCCGTTTATTTCGATTGTTATGCCGCTGATCCTGTTCGCCATATCTTAAAACCTGTCAAAGTCTTCTTGCGTTGCTACCTGCTGATATGTCTCCGAATCGTTGCTCTTCTCGATCAACATGTCTGTCACGTCCCCGTACTCGAGGAGGTGCAGATCTGACGGATGAAGACCGAGCTCGAGACATCGGAGCAGATAAAGAGCTGTTGTATACGGGCGCTCCGTCAATCGCCCTCTTTTTTTGGGACCGCGGTGGTCTTCGTGTTCGCGATGTACGCGTCCATCATCTCGCCCGCGTGTGCGTAGAGATCCATCGCCTCGAACTGCTCGAGCCAGCGAAGGAAGTCTTCTTCCGTGAGCTTCATCAGCTCCGCGATCTTCTTTTCTGCCTGCATAGCCATGACGAAGCCGATCTTGACGATCGCGCCTACGTCCGGGTTCTTCTTCTGGATCTCGAGGAGGAAGTCCTCCTTGAAGATCTGCTTATACAGAAACGGGGATGCCGCATTTGCGAGCATCCCCACTTCCTTTTCCCCTATCGTGATGGTTTTATACATTGTTTTTCTCCCGTTTTGTGGATCCACTTACGCCGGAATATAGACCGCCGTGTTCCAGCCGTTGTACGCGGTCGCGTCGGTCGTTGCGTTCGCTTCAGCCTTCACTACGTCGGTTTCGAGCGCCGCGACATAGATCGACGTAGCCGTCAGAGACAGCGTCTCGGTCTGCGGCTCGATGCTCTCGTTCTTCGTCTCGCCGGCGGTGTCCGGACGTGCAGCCACGCAGTTATACATGACGTGTCTGGTCGCCTTCTCATCGCCTTCGAACTGGAAGAGCAGCGCGAAGTGCGTCGGCTGAGCGTTAGCATCTTCGACGAGTACCTGTTTGGTGTCCTCGATGTAGCCGAGGATGTCCGTCTTGAAGCTGTCGATCACGCGAGCGACCTCGAAGTCGCCCTCATAGCCGTTGTTCGCCACGCCCGTCCAGTAGACGATATTGTCCGCGTAGAACGGAGTCGTGTCGCCCTGCGGGGACAGGGAGAGGCTCACCGCGCCCGGGAACGGAACCGGCGTCTCATAAGTCGCCGAGCCGTCTGCCGCGATCGTGGCCTTCGCATAGTACACATTCTTGAGGCCGTATTTGATCTTATTAGCCATTGAATTATTCCTCCGTGATGACGATCTCCATGTCATAGATCACTTCAAACATGCGCTCGCTGTCGATCCGCGTCTCTGAACGCGCCCAGGTCAGCCCGTGGCTCCGGAGCACGCTCTCGACTGTCGCCTCGAGTGCGAAGTCCTTCGTGTCTGTGTACACCTCGATCGTCAGGTGTTTGATTGTCTGATAATTACTGTCGTCCGCGTACACATCCGAGTCATCCGGATAGAAGAAGCACACGAACGGCGGCGACTGCGCCGTGTC